AGTTAATCCTTTTTCGTTTTCATTTAGATTCACATCCATTATATTGAATCCTGAACGACCTTTTGAAAAATTAGTTTGTACCCATTCGCTCGCTGGCGAAAATGCTAAATAGTTATTATAATCGCAACCATCCATAGACATCGAGTCTATTAATTGTAAGTGAGTATCACCTTTTTCAAAAGTACAATAATAATTTTCGAGATTATGATGTTTAATGTACTCTTTTATTTTGTCTTTTTGTTTTGAATCTAATATTGGTTTAAAGCCAAATTTTAGGTTTTTAGCATCTTTGCCATGCGAAATTATAAAACAATGTTTTCCAGCAATATAATGACCTATAAAGCGTTGGTAAATGTTATATTCAATATTGAGATATTTAGCTTTTAAAATTTCTTTAGCTGAATAATTGACTATATAATCAAAATCATTTGAGTGATTAGAATTAGTAATAGAGTGGATAACTACTTTTATATTGAATGCTGATAACCTCGAATAAATATCAACAAAGAAGTTTAAACCTACTTTAAATGCTTTTTTATTGTCCATATTTTGTGGGAGGTTATGACCTTTGCGAACCGTTTGACCATCCCACCCATCCATAAAATCACCTAAATTAATTAAATGTATTTCTTTATATTTTTTAAATTTGACAAATAACGATACTTTTTTTAAAATAACATCTACTCTATCGCTTAAAACATTTTCATTCCAAATTTCACCATATAATCCGTTCCCATCTTCATTAGTCTCCATCCCAACGTGAATATCTGTAATAATTATTCTTAATATATTGTCAGAGTTTACATTTATTGGTTTACTGTAAACCTTATTTATCTTATCATAATCTAACTCATTTAAACATTGTTTAATTTCATCAATACTGATCTCACGATTTTTATCAGGTTCTGCAATTACCCATTGTTGGTGAGTGTTGAGGTTGGTTGATATTCTTTTAATTTCAAAGTTTTCTGGAAATGGAATTATTTCTGAAATATTTTTTTCAACAGTTGAAATAACTTCGCCATTCCTACCAATTTTTCTTTGAGTTGCTTGCCATTTTGTTTTGTTTCTATAAAAATTTTGTCGAATTGATGATGGCAAAATTGATACACCATCAACAAATGCTATCTCCGAAATTCTGCGAGAATAAGCACATATTGATTCGGTATCTAATTTTGGATACTTATTAACATAATCAGTAATTTTCATAATTTTTTTTGGTTATGTAAAACTATAAAACTTTTTTAATTAAAATGGAAGTTCAAGGCATTGTTTTATTAATTCGATATGATCATTAAGTTTTGACTTAGGAATAAAAGTCTTAGAAATCCAATAACCAATACTACCTCCATTTAAACATTGCTTTTTTATTTTACCAGTTTTGCAATTTACAACTTTTTTACAAGATGTAATTTTGTAATTTGGGTAATATTTAAATTCCCACTTCAAACTATATTGTATTGATATTGTTTGCATTGCAGTTTGTGTTTGTTGCTTATATATATAAGTTATGGCTAATTGCTAATAAACACTTTCAATGTCTTACCATCGTCCTGAAAACTAAGTTCTGTTCTGTTACTAGGCTTCCAATTAACATAGCTTCTTCCATTTTGGTCAATCACTTCTACTCTATTTACTTTTTCTAAAAAAGTTATTGGAGGCAAAATAGCCATAACATCGGCTATACTCAATGCCTTACCTTCTTCGTTAAATAATCCTGTGTTTCCCATATCAAATTTTGTTTTAATAATTAGCTTAGTATTTTAAAATCGGCACTAAGCATAGCCGTTTACCGATATAAGTAATAAGGGGTGGTAGAAAAACAGTCATTAACTTTCGTCTGTACACAACGCTACCCATTTTAAAGCTCACTGCCTCGCTCCCTTACTACTAATATCTGCAAACCGTTACTTAACAACCCTAATGCTCCTCCCACTATAATCAGCAGTATGGCTAATTTTAAGCCGTTTATCTTCATTAGAATAGTAAGGAGCTTTGTCAGCTTCATTATTGATTAATACCCATGTATAGCGTGCAATTGCAACGGCTACTAAAATCGAAATTGTAATAAATAAAATCATTGGTTTTTGTTTTTTGTTAAAAATTATTGTTTGTTAATGTGGTATTTGGTAACCAATTCATATTTGTTGTCTAAAATATCTGCAATATTAAAGTCATCGCACTTGAGTATATCATCTAAGTCAGCAAACTTTATTAGGTCAGAATTAGACAATTCATCAATCTGAATTTTAACTTTAATATTCTCATTCCTAAAGATGCTAAATAGTTTAGCTACTAGATCATCATGTACTGCTTGTAAGTACTTTTGGTTTTCAATTACGTTATTCATTTTTTTTGTTTTAGTTATTAATAATATGCAAATCTAAAAACTATTTTCATAATTACAAATTTATTCAATAAAAATGTTTGATTAAATTAGATTTGACTATTTAATATTTTAGAAAAAATATCTTCGTTTTGCTCTTGAACAGTTTTCTTTTCGGCTTTCATTATCCATTTAGCTCTAAACCCAATCCACTTTTTTTTAACTATATAAGCTAAAATTTTATTCCAGTATTCGGGTGCAAATTCTGAAAGCTCGCTTAGAAATAAATTAAAAGCATGTTCAGAATTATTTCGACTTATCCTAATCAACATCCACTGGTCAACTAGGAAGGTATCTAATCCTAACTTTATTAGCTCTCCTTTAAAATTAAATTTTTGCATAGCTCAATTTTTTTAGTTAATAAATCAATATCTTCTTGTGAAGGCGTAAACGTTATTGAATAGACGTTTTTATAAAATCCATCATTAGGCAAACAGGGCAAAGCTTTATCGGATGCTGTGGAAATAAAGTAAAAGCTACTTAATTCTTCTAGTGGTTGTTCTTCAGCTAAAGTTCTAATTGAATTAAGCTCCGATTCATAAGGGCAATAAATTATAAATTCACATTGTTTACGATTTGAAAGTATGGAGTTACTTACCATTTGCCAGTAGTACTTTTCGCCATCGGTATGGGTGTCTCTTATTATATCTATTGCATCTAATCCTGTGTACCCTTTCACAATCGGATCTACTAATTGACAAAATGAAAGCAAAGTAAATGGGCATTTCAATTCACAAACCACATCTTCACCTTTATATGCGTCTGGACTGCCAGCATAATATTCTATTGAAGGGTGGTGTATAGGCTCGTTCATTAATGGAGTGTACTCAATACGACCACTATTTTCAAAAAAATGCTTTTCGCAAATACGACCCCATAATAGTGGTTTTGCATTACTTTCAGTTGCAAGTGATTTGCCTAACTTCCTTTCAAAAACTTTTGATTCTATATAGGAATAACCGCCAACGCTAAATTCATTTCCACTTTTGCCTTTGCCGATAATTTTATAAATTTCGGAGCTTGTTAAGTTACCTATTCTCATAATGTTTGTAATTTTTTATGCAAATTTAAAAATGATTTCTTTTCGTTTGAGTTAATTATCCGCTCGGCATTAGTCAATTCCTCTTTTGATAACGAATCTTTTTTAATCTCAAACAGTTCTATAAGGTCTGATAGTTCAATAGAAGCTGATAATTGTAGCTTTTCGTTTGCCATTAGCTCAACTGTATCTTTGCGGTTTAAATCGCTACCAAACAGCCTGCCAAAGTGGTCACAGGCGTCTTTGACTGCGATTGTTTTAGCAATCGGCAAAGCCATCATAATAGCACCCCTGTTGATATTGGACATATCTAGTTTTAAAGATCCACTATCTTTGGTGGTTTGAATTTCTTGCGCTCCAACTCCATCATGGTAAAGCCATTCATTAAGCACTGGATGCAAATAATGAACCCTTACTGATACTGAAACTGTATTTAAAATAGTTTTGGTTTCTAAAACTTCAATTTTATACAACCTAAAAATTCTTTTCAAAAGAAATTCTACTTTGTCAATTGGTAGATAGTTGTAATCTTTAATGAATGGATGCTTTTTAACCCACTTTTCGGGAGGGTTTTGATTGAGTAATACATTCAGCTGGTCTGCTTGTTTAGCAGTGCTCAAATCGCTAATTAAATCTTCATAGCTGGGGAGGGTTGCAAGTTGTTTCATTTTGTTTTATTTTGTTTTGTTAATAATTATCTTTCGTTCCATAATTTGTCTAAAAATCGAATGTGACTTTCCTGTTCTAAATCTCGGAACTTGTCATCAAAATCAATTTTTATAATTTCTTTTAAAACTTGCAACGTCATAGGGTCTGTTATTTCAATAAACCCTTCATCCCCATTCAAGTCCTCAACTTCTACTTTTTTAAATTCTATTTCGCCCATTGTGCCATCTGAATTTTCAAAGATAGTGCAATCAATAAAGTAACTAATGCCTTGCATCTTTACTTCGTAGTTTTCTAAAGTTTCCATTTTTGTTTTGTTTTTGTTTGTTAATTAATTATCTAAAGGCAATTGTTTTTGTTTCGTAGTCTGCTTTTTTACGACCAGAGAAGGAGCGTTTGCCCCCTCTCGTTTCTTTTTTCTTTTTAGTTTTTAATATATTCATAAGTTCTGTTTTTATCTTTATACATCCAACCTTGTTTTTTTACAAATTCTGCATTAACTTCTTTTTTAGTTTTAGCAGTAAATTCAAACATAATTTCTTCAACTTCTGTTCCTTTGTGTCTTGTTACTTTTAAAGTTATCATAATTTCTATTTTTTAAATTGTTTGTTAATTAATTTCGATATGCAAATATACAAGCTATTCCCATAAAAACAAATTTATTTGATAAAAATATTCTTAAAAAATGTTAAATTATTTATTTATGTGTTTAGAAGCTTGGTCTAATCTCTTAGCATATTGATGCTCTTCAAAGTCTATAAGCAAGTATTCATACACCTCTTCAGCTCTCATGGCCAGAACTTCTCCCATTGTTTTATGGAATTTATCGCACAAACTTTTAATAGTAATTTTCGCGCCATACTTTTTCAACTGGTCAACATCTGCCAGTTCTTCTAATGCCGATGGCTTATAGTCATTAAGGCGTTGGTATTTCTCGAAAAAGCTATTAATTTGGTCAAAAAAAAACATCCGATGGGATAAATAGTGGAGGTTGGCTCGTTGCTTATATCACGTTCAAGATAAGTCGAACAGATAGTTATTAATGATTTGAATGGTTTATCAACTTCAATTAGTTTAGCCTTGCATAGTTCAATTTTGCCATAAGTTTCAAAGCCGATATCTATTTTTTTTATATCTTCATCTGAAATAAAGGCATTTGGCAAATCGGTTGTAAATGATAAAGCAATATTGATAGCTCCTAAGTCTGCAATAGTAAGCCTATCATAGTCGTTTGAGTTTATAGACGTTAAAGCCATAACTACTGACTTCGGTGTGAAATCACAATCTAAAAACTTTATGTAATTTTTAAAAGGAACGTCACTCCAAGATGTAGGGATTTGAATTATTACACCCCTTAAATTAGCTTCTAGCATAAGTTAGCATATCTTTTAGTTTGTTTTCAATATTAGTGAATTTTTCTGAATATGCTAATGAAAAATCATCTGTGCAACTAAACAGATTCCTAATTTGCCTAATGCTGTGGATTACCGTGCTGTGATCTGAATTTGAAAGCTGACCAATTAGATTTAAACTATTTTTTTCAACTGGCAAATAAATTCTTAAAAGGTATCGGTATAGATGCCGACCTAATGCAATTTCACGTTTTCGATTTTTGGAAAATAAATCTTGTTTTTCAATTCCTAAGAATGACTTAATAAGAGAGGCTATCTGGTCGCTGATGTAGACTTCACTTGTAGCGTTGCCTCGTACACAAACCGCTAAATGCAAGTTTGCCATTGTTTGTTTTTGATTCATACTTTTGTTTTGTTTTAGTTGTCAAAATTGTTATTAATTATCAGTCTGTTATTAGACAAGAAAGTGCGTGTATTGAACAGTTACCTACCATTTAAAACAGCACCCAACGGATTGAACACCCTGACAAATTTTGTTTTTTGTTCTTGTTCTTTTATTTCGCTGAAAAATTTGTGTCCAACATTTTTAGTTTTTTCAAGCCAAACAATACGAGCCTTATCAACACCAGCGACAAAAAAAGTATGTGGATGTTTTCGCCATTGGATTAGTTCGCCACTTTCTACAAGTGCCAATATTTCTTTTGGAATATATCCGTTTAAGAGTTCAACACCTTTTATTTTTCCTTCCTCAAATTCTATGGCTCGTTTTGTTTTTTCAATATTTTCTTTTGCTGTTCGTATTGCATCGTTTTGTCGTTCCCATTTATTTAAAGTGGCTTGTCCGTTTCTTTTATCATTTAACGGTTGTCCATTGGCTTGTTTTACGGTTGCAAAATGCACATCAAATCTGCGTTGTAACTCTTGCTCTTTTTTTGCAAGTGAATTTTTTAATATTTCTAATTTTTTACTCATATTGCTGTGCTACTCACTCCGATACTGCTTATATACCTTTCCCTTACTCCCCATCCACTTCCTCTACTAACTCACTAACTGGAATATCCAATCTTTCTGAAATAGTCAATAGAGCAGGGTATCTAAGTATGTTAATGTGATTATCTTTAATTTGCCTAATCACTGTCGAGATCTTACCATCCGTTAAACTAGCAATAGCCAACATTAAGGATTCATCATTTTTTAATTTTTCTTTGACCTCCGTTTTTAGTATCAATTGCTTTACCATCTTATTATTTTATTTTGCAAATTTATTAAAGTTTTTTAATTATCAAAACTTTTGCCAGATATAAATAGGTTTAGCGTGTCCAGATAGTTTTTTATAAATTCCGTATTCTTTGAATCGAATTACATTGGCTTTTGCAAGTTCTCGTATAACAGAACCCCATACCCTTTTTTCGGCTGGCTTCGGCTCATTTGTGGCATCATAAGCCTCTATAATATCTTCACTGCTAAACTTACTTAGATTAGTTTTTTTAATCCATTTAACCGCAAAATTAAAGCAGTTTAAATAGTGATTCCTTTTAGCCTCCTGTGCTTGTTTGATTGATTTTTCTTTGTTCATTTTGTTTTATTTTATTTTGTTTTAAAAGGTTATATGTTTGATAATTATTGTTTATACATTGTAGTAGTTGCGTGTATATAAGAGTTATAAACTATTTTAGCTTATCGTACATTTGCCAATGTTTATCTCTAAACTTGGTTAACTTATCTCTCATTGATAGAAGTAAATTCCACCCCTTAAGCAGTTCACCTTGTGGTTCATAAAAGTTATTTGCTGTTATTTCAAGTTCTGAAATACAGCGGTCAAGTCTATCAATTTGATTCATTAATTTTTGCTTTTTATCTTGCATATTAAAAACAGTTTATAACACTTGCTTTGCAAAATGGCGGGTGAAGTGCTAAGTTGAACCCTTGTAATTCTATTGAACGGTAGTGCTAAATTGAAGCTGACGTGTTCCAAAACCGCCACTTCGCAAAGCAGATGCCGTTATTTTATTTTAGTTAATAAATCATTTCTCAAAAATTCATCTTCAAGTATCAGCTTGCAGGCGATTGTAGACAGCCTTCTCTTTTCATCAAGTGTCAATTCAATACCTTCATAAATTTTGTTTCTAAGTATTCTATTTTCTTTATTCTCAAAATCAGTTGTCTTAAGAAAGACGTTTTTAGCTTTGTCAAAGTATTGTGCCTTCATGCCTTTTTCAAGTTGAATTAATCCAGACTCTTCGTACATTTTAAAATGAAATATTGGAAGCTCAATATATAATTTTTTTGTCTTTTGATATTCAGCAATCTTAATCTTTTCATTTTCCCAAAACTCTTTTTCAATTTCAGCCTTGTCAATTTCAGTCACTGGTTTGATTTTTATGGAATCTTCATACTGGATCTGTTTACGCAATGCCTCCGCCCTATCTTCGCTCTCCTTGTAGGCTTTAATGAACTTATGGATAGTGACCACACTGAATCCATAATACTCACCATATTCGCCTCTTATGCCATGTTCAACTGCATATTTAAGCTCACCAATCTTTAATTGCCCATAAGTATTGATACAATTCAAAATAACTCCATCCAATAAGGTTTGAGCCTCTTTTTGTGTAAATGTTTTATTGAGGTCGTTGTATGCCTTCAATAATATTTCAGCAACCTCTTTTTTTAAACGGTCCTTATCCTGTTCAAACAAATCGGTTATCTTTTCGCTTTGGATGCTTTCGATTATTGACCGACCTACAACTCCTAATAAGGGTGATATTTGTGTTTTAATTGCTAAATTACTCATTAATTTTTGTTTTTAGTTGTTTAGTTAATAACGATATGCAAATATAAACCCTATTTTGATAAAAACAAATTTGTTTCATAAATTAATTGTTAAAAAGAGTAAAATAGTTTTGTTTAGGTATTTTAGTACCTTTGCCTAATGAGTGAAAAAATAGAACATAAACAAATAGTAGCTTACATTAAAGCGCAATATCCAAATGTTATTTTTCGGACTGACTATTCCGCTGGCATTAAACTTAGAATAGGCCAGGCGGTCGCACATCAACAGCTCCAATCCTGTAAAGGTTTTCCAGATATTACAATTTTCCACGCTAATGATAAATATCATGCTTTACTAATTGAATTAAAGAAAACAGGTGAAAAGCTATTTAAAAAAGATGGTATCACATTTAAGTCTGAACATCTTGAGCAACAGAATAAGGTTCACAAACAGTTATTAAAGTCAAATTATTATGCTACATTTGCAATCGGTTTTGAACAAGCCAAACAAATTATTGATAATTATTTTAAAAACAATTTATGAGTGAAAAGACAAACGTGTACCCAAAAGGCATACTATTTTTTAAAAAGAAAGACACCGCCCCATCTTGGGTCATTGGTGAGCTTATTATTACACCGACTATGCTATTCGATTGGGTTGGTGATAATGCTGATCAGTTAATGAAGTCTGATAAATACGGCAATCAGCTGAAATTAACCATAACTGAAAAAGGATTACAAGTAAATAAATTTGAACCTAAACAGAATGTGGATAAAAAAAATAATCAAAATGATTTTGAATTTTAGAAATAGTTTTTATCTTTGCATAAGATTTACAGGGTCAATAGTAAATCAAAGAAGTTTTGTTTTATTTTAGTTAATAAAAACGATTGCCTGCACCGACCCTGTGTGGGCTTTTGTTTTTTATAACCTTTGTTAGTTGGTTTATGGCTAGATACCTAGGGGCTAACATCGTAAGTGCTACTAAGCGTCACAAGCACAATCCCCGGGGCGAACGGTGTGGGGGAAGTATGGCAAGGGGTGGTCTGGATACCACGTAAAGCACACCAAGTTGATAGGCACCAGAGCTATATCAATTGTCGAATGAAAGGCTCAACTGACAAGCTAATCACGACAGCCCTCAAACACAAACTTTTTATAGGTTTGGGTAAGGGGGGCTATTGTCAAACTCAAGGTCTAACTTCTAAGCTAATCAATTAATCTAGTATTTAATCTTAGTATTCAAATAACTACTTTAATACTTAAATAACTAATAAGAAAATAAAAAAAGTCGAAAAAAAGTAAAAATGAGGGATATACTTTTACAAAGAGCCGAAAACATGAGATTCAACCCAACAAAGGCTGAAAAAGAGTTTAGAAATAAATTAGACTCAAAAAAAATTAAGTATAAAAATCAATGGGTAATAGGTAAATATATAGTAGACTTTTTAGTCGGAAATACTATTTATGAAATAGATGGTGATAGTCATATAGGACGTGAAGAGTATGATGCAGAAAGGGATAAATTTTTAACTCAAAAAGGATATAAGGTCATAAGAATACATAACTCAGAGGTTGCAACCTATAAAATTAAGTCAAAGAGTACTCAAAAAGTCGGTTTAATTACAAAAGAGTATCTAAGGTCATTAACTTCAAAATCAAAGGAATTTAAATTACTAAATTGGAACTGGCAAAAAGTAATTTTACAGCGTGAAAGACTTTATGGCGAATAAACATCACAAACAACTTTAATCTAAACTAAAAAAAAGTTTGAATATTAAAAAAAAAGGTTATTTTTGTAAAATAAAATTATGAAGCTAAGTCAATTAAAATCAAATCCAAACAACCCTCGTTTAATTAATACCGATAAGTTTAAAAAGTTGGTGCAGTCTATTAAAGACTTTCCCGAAATGCTTGAAAAACGCCCTATTGTTTGCGTAACAGATACAGATGGTATGTTATATCCACTTGGAGGCAATATGCGACTAAAAGCCCTACAAGAATTGAAATTTAAAGATATTCCAGACACTTGGATAACAATGGCAGACGATTGGAATATTGAGCAGAAAAAAGAATTTACGATTAAAGATAATGTTGGTTTTGGAGAGTGGGACTGGGACACTTTGGCTAATGAATGGGATACAGAGCAGTTAGACGCTTGGGGATTAGACGTTCCCGACTTTACAGCCGAAGAAATCGAAGCCGAAGAAGATGATTTTGATGCAACACCACCAGAAACACCTATAACCGTTTTAGGCGACCTTTACGAAATAGGAGAGCATCGTTTGCTTTGTGGGGATAGTACAGATAGCGACCAAGTGGCAAAGTTAATGGATGGGAGTAAAGCTGATATGGCTCACAACGACCCGCCTTATGGAATGAAAAAAGAAAACGAAGGAGTTTTAAATGATAACTTAAATTATTCAGATTTATTAAATTTTAATCGTGAATGGATTGCTTTACAATTTATGCACCTAAAAGAAAATGGAAGCTGGTATTGTTGGGGTATTGATGAACCGCTTATGGATATTTATAGCGAAATATTAAAGCCATATATTGCAGACCAAAAGGCAACGTTTAGAAATTTAATAACTTGGGATAAAGGACACGGTCAAGGTCAAAATTCAGAAAATACAAGAAGCTATGCAATAGCAGATGAAAAGTGCTTATTTGTAATGTGTGGAGTTCAAGGCTTTAATAACAATCAAGATAATTACTTTGATAAATGGGAGCCAATAAGAATTTATTTAGAACAAGAAATAAAAAAAATTAATGAGTCAGATGGTAAAATTGCTACTGCTTTAGGTTATAAAGATGGTAGGACTGTAAACCATTGGTGGAGTAAATCGCAATGGAATTTTCCAACAAAAGAAAACTATGAAGCATTAAAAGAATACAGTAAAACAAAAGGATACGAAGGATTCAAAAAAGAATACGAAGAACTTAAAAAAGAATATTATAGTACTCGTGCATATTTTAATAATGTTCACGATAACTTTAACAATGTTTGGAAATTTGAAAGGCATTTAAGACAAGGAGACGAAGGAGGTCATGCAACACCTAAACCAATTCCATTATGTGAAAGAGCAATAAAATCAAGTTGCCCCGATAATGGCTTAGTATTAGATATGTTTTTAGGTAGTGGTTCAACAATGGTAGCCGCCCACCAACTAAACCGCAAATGTTATGGAATGGAATTAGACCCAAAGTATGCAGATGTAATAGTAAAGCGAATGATTAAACTTGACCCGAAACTGACTATTAAATTGAACGGAAAGGACGTTACAAAGGAGTGGGTTAAAACAGAGAATTAACAATGAATAAGAACCCGAACAAAGAAAACCTAAAACCTTTCAAAAAAGGCGAAAGCGGAAACCCAAACGGCAGACCTAAAAAACTACCCGAATTAGATAAGCTATTGGCTGACGTATTAGGCGAAGAAAAGGACGGCATAACAGCGGGTGAAGTAATACTAAAGGCATTACGAGCAAAAGCTGCTAAAGGCGATGTAAGAGCTGCAGAAGTGCTATTGGATAGGGCTTATGGGAAAGCAAGGCAAACAATGGATGTTTCGGTGAGTAAAAAGAATTTGCCAGAATGGTTAAATGAAGAAGACAATGAAAAGTAATCCAAACTTTCGGTTTCTAAAAAAAAAGTTAAGTCCCAACGGATAACCCTTTTACAAGGTGGCACTCGTTCTGGAAAATCATATTCAGTAATCTATTACCTAATTTGGCTATGTGAAAATTACACAGGATTAGATATTGATATAGTTCGTGATACCTTTACTGCTTTAAGAGCCACAGCTTGGAAGGACTTTAAGGATGTTTTATTAGAATGTGGTTTGTATAATGATTTGCACCACAATAAAAGCGAACACACTTATAATTTGCATGGCAATACGATCAGCTACTATGGAGCGGACACTCCAGCAAAAATACATGGTAGGTCACGTGACTTTATTTGGATAAACGAGGCGCACCAGTTCCCACAAGAAACAATTGACCAGCTATTTCCAAGAACTAGACATCGTATCATTTGCGATTATAATCCAGCATTAGGTTTAGAACATTGGCTCGACCAGTACATCGAAAAATACCCTCCGTTAATCACAACCTACAAAAACAATCCATTTTTAACCCAATCGCAAATTGAAGATATTGAAAGTAGGCAAACTAATGAGTATTGGTGGAAAATATACGGTAATGGTGAAAGAGCAACAAGACAGGGCGCAATCTTCACCAACTGGACCACAGGAGACTTTGATAATAGCCTACCTTATGTTTATGGTCAAGATTATGGATTTGCAATTGACCCTACTACATTAATCAAAGTAGCAGTTGACAAAGTGAACAAAAAGATTTATGCACATGAGGAACTTTATGAAGTTGGTAAATTAGGAACGGATGACATATATACCAGAAACAAACAATTGATAGCCAAACAAACCGATTTAATCATTGGTGATAGTCATGGCCAGCAAAATAGGTTAGTCGAGGATTTAAGGCGCAAAGGATTAAACATCCAAGAAAGTAATAACTATTGCAAGGGGGCAAGCGAAATGATACCAACCGCAACTGACTATCAAATTATAATTACATCGACTAGCCATAACCTCCGAAAAGAATTTAGTAATTTTGTTTGGAATGATAAAAAGGCTGGTATTCCAGTTGATGCCTTTGACCATGCTATTGCAGGCTTATTATATGCTTTGGCTTTCTTTCATCAAGAAAAAAAATATAACAAAGTTTCAAAAAAGAGTTTAATTTAATTTAGCCATATAAAATAAACAAACCTAAATTAGATTTACATTTGCATTATGTATAGCGATTTAGTAGATAT